GTTCCGGTGGAAGCTCCGCCCGGAACTGTTGACAAAAAAGAAGTCACAACAGAAAAACCTCCTAACGCCGATAGGTAACAATTAACGGGTATATAGTGTAAGGGCCTAGTGCTACACTTAGAACTAGATCAAATCTAGGAAGGTGTTGTTATGCCCTCACCCGGTAGAGAACGCGAATTCGATTTTCGGCGAGCTGGACGAATTCGTCGTAGTATTCGCTCTCTTTTGCGTGGCCGTGAAGCCCGCCGTGGTCGTGGACGTATAGCCAATGAGCGAGTGCGTGACATCATCCGTAGAGGCGGTAGGCGCCGTCGTCGCGCGATTAGATAGGAGCCTGCGATATGGCTCTGGTAACTCGTGCCAATCTTAAAACCTACATGGATATTGAGTTCAGCTTGCGTCAACAAGACGCTGCTGACATTGTTCTTGGCGGTCTTCAATCAGAACTGGAAACCTATTTAGGAAGAAAGATTGAAGCAGCCAACTTCACCGAGGATTACATTCTCGATTCGAATCATTTGGGTGTTCCTGAAACCTCATTTTTTTATGACAATAAACTAGATTCGAACACAAGCGGCATTCTTTCGTATACAGATCCTCCAGCGACGGTGTACTTACGAGAAAGTCCGGTTAACTCAATTGCGAGTGTCGTTCTTACTCCCGTAACTCCCGGAAGTGCCGCCGAAACTTTAGTTGCCGGAACCGAATACGTTGCACGTCGATACGGCGTAGACGTTTATCGCGGTAGCTCCAATGATAAATTAACGATTACTTACAATGCCGGTCTTGCTGGTGCAAACATCCCTACTTTTAAGTTAATGATTTTGAGGGCTGCTTCTAGAGAGATGCAGAACATGCACGACGATGTTGTCGGCATTAAGGATCTCGAACCTCGAAATATCGCCCCTATGGAAACAGGGTTTACAGATAGGGAGTTGCTGGCGGTCAGACGACATCGCCGAATTCGGGTGGCTTAATATGGCATTTCGAATCGGCATTCCTCAGCCGCTTCAAAGGGCGCGGCGGGCAAAAGGTGTTCAGATTGAGTTTGACACCGAATTCAATACTCAACCTCTCAAACGAGAAATCAATGGTGTGCAGCGGCGTGCCAGAGATTTTGGCCCAGTTTTCGAACGCATCCGTGATGATTTAGAACAGCACTGGGCGAAAAACTTCACGTCAAATGGACTACCCGTAGGGGGTTGGGCACCACTGGATGCTCAGTATGGCTCATGGAAAGCAGCTCGTTTTCCCGGAGCTCCGACGCTCGTACAGACGGGCCATTTATTTAATAGCCTGTCTAGCTTGAGGGGAAATCCAAACGAAATTCATCCCCACCGAGCAGTTTTTGGAACAGATATCGAATGGGCCAAATTTCATCAAATGGGAACAAGCAAGATGCCGAAGCGACAAATTATTTTTGAACCCCATGAGGCTCATATTCGCTGGGGCCAATGGGCCGTTGATTACATGTCAGAAGGCCGTGCAGCATTGGAAAGTAGTCTCTAATGGCAGCCCTGATGCATGGCGCACAGTTCGCCAAGAGTTATGTAAATGATTTCTTAGAAACGGACCTTCCTGTTCGTCTTGTCGAATACAGAAACGGTTGGGGTGCCGACAGTGCCTCTTTGCCTGACCCTTTGAAATTTCTGACTTTTGAACCAGTCGCTATCGATGCTTGGCCAATGATTATTACCGTTGCCATATCGACAGCGAATATGGAAAGACTCGGCTGGTCGTCGGACACGCCGTCAGAACCCGAGTATCGAGTCAATTACACAATGCGTACTTATATTTGGGCAAAAGCAAATGGTTCTGAAGCTGCGACCTACATGCGCGATCGGTTAACAACCGTGACCAGAGCAGCTCTTCTTGATCGACCCTGTCTTAAAGCGACAGACGCGCGAGACACATGGAAAGTAGAAATCGATGAAGCGTCGATGCGTGAAGAGTTTTCCGACTTGACATTAGTAAAAGGTGATCGAGTTATGGCTGGTTCGTACATTGGCTACACCTTGGGCATCAATGAGGTTGTTGCCAGAACCAATCTCGGCACGGTCAAAGAAGAAGGTGTCCAGATCGGTGTCAAGAATGTTGGCGTCAGCGATACCTCTCTCGACTTGCCGACAAACCTTGGGTACACGACTACCGGAGGTTCGTCAGAATGAGTTGTTGTTTATGTCAAACTGTTCCACGCGGCTCAGCCGATGCCATATCTATGGATTATGAAAGATCCAATTGTATTATTGTTCATAGCAAGGCACAACACATAATTGAGACTTGTAGCTGTTGTGGTCACAGAATAGAGCCATTAGGTAATATGATGTGTCTCAACACAGAATTGATTTCCGGAGCACTAGCTGCCGATCATTTAGAGGTTATTGCCCAGTTTGACACTATTGGACATATGGTGCACAAAGGATAAGGTACAATCAAGGTATGGCTACTTCATTTCATTGCTTTAATAGCATGCACCGCGACGAAGCGGATACCCGCGTTAAGGAAGGCGACGTTGTCGTCTACAACATGGGTCTTGCTATTCGCGAAATAGACGAACTGGGACATGTTGTTCCTATCGGACATTTCGGTTGCGTCTCAGAAAGCAATCCGATCTTAGACAAATTGGTCGAAGCTGGACTTTTAAATCTTATTAGTGGCGGCTCTCCGAAAAAATCTTCCTCCAAGAAAAAGACACCTCCTGCCGCGTCAACTAAAGGTACTGGATACAACCCTGATGCCAGAGATGGCGATGGTGACGGTCTTGTACAGGACGGCACAGAGTGGGAACGAGAAGCAGAGTGAGTACATACTGTAAAAGTCTCACTAGAGAAAGCTTCTAGTCTGATAATCTATAATCAACAGTTACACGGATACACGGAAGCGTTTTGTAGAATAAACAAGGCGGCTCCGATGTCCGGAAGCTCCAATTAGGAACGGGAAGGTCTTATGCCCGGAGTAGTCATTACCACAGCAGTTAGAACGGGTCCATCGGCTGACACAGTTCGCGATTCGTCGCAAGCATTTTTTGTCGGTCTAGCTCTGCGAGGGCCTGAGGAAAAGGCCACGCTGGTCACCAGTATTGCTGATTTCGAAGCACAATATGGTGGATACCAGTCTTACGCATATTTGCACCCCACCATAGAAACATTCTTTGAAGAGGGCGGCACCCAGTGTTACGTCGTTCGCGTTGTCGGCCCGTCAGCCACAGAGGGCAAACATAAGCTCCTCGATAGCTCTTCGGGCGACTCGATGCAGCTGACGGCTGTAGGACCGGGCGACTGGTCCGCAAACATGACCTTCACCGTTGAGGCAGGAACTGTCGCTAGTAGCGTCATTCTTAAGCTTCTCTACTACAACGTTCAGGTGTTCACATCGGGCAACTGCACCACAGTGGATCAGGTTATCGGCAAGATTAACGGAAGCGCAGTCGCGTCGAAGTATGTGACGGCTTCAAGTTTGGGTTCCAACCTTCCTGCCGCTCTGGCCTCTACGGCACTGACCTATTCGGATCAGCCCACTGGCGGCACTACGGCTTCCGACGATGACCGTTCAAACATCACAACTGCGATTCACACGGCAGCGTTGACCAAGTTCAACCATGCTTACGGCACGGGATGTGTGGCAAACCCAGAGTCCTCGGCAACGGCGACTTATCAGGGTCTCATCCTCCACGCCAATACTTACAACCGGATTGCCATCTTGCATCCGGCAGCCTCACAGACGGTTGCTCAGGCTGAAACATGGGGTGAGACAATTACGGCGAGTGAAACCAACACGGAACATGCCGCTGGCTACTTCCCTTGGATCAACGTCCCCACCTCAACAGCAGGCGTAACTCGCTTGATCCCACCGGATGGTTATGTGGCAGCGACACGCTCGCGGGCACACAATCAGGTTGGACCACAGCAAGCAGGTGCAGGAATCATTTCAAACGCCCGCTGGGTAGTTTCCCCAGAGCTGGAAGTTGATCAGATCTCTGGTGACGCCCTAGACGTGGCTCTAGTGAATGCACTAAGAGTGATCAATAGCTCGCTTCGAGTTTATGGAGCCCGCTCTTTGTCAGGAGACACCACAAACTTCCGCTACATCACCGGTCAGGATACGGTCAACGGTGTAGTGACAGAAGCGAATGTGGCTCTAGAGGATTTGATCTTCGCGGTAATCAACGGTCGGAACGACATCTTCACAGCGGTCGAAGGCAAGCTCATCGGAATCTTGGAGCCCCTCCGCCAAAGCGGAGCGCTGTACGAAGCTTTCGATGCAAAAGGTAAGCGAATTGACAAGGGTTACACGGTTCAGTGTGACGCAGCTATCAATCCGGTTACACAACTTGCGGATGGGCTTGTCAAAGCCAAGGTCGGCCTTCGGGTATCGAGCGTGGGCGACAAGATCGAAGTAGACATCGTCAAATCCAACCTCACAAACTCAGTGGTATAGGGAGGGCTAACTAATGGCCAAAATTTCACAGCGACAAGTACTCGGACTGATTGAACCGAAAAACGTAACTCACCCCAAGTGGGAAGGGTTTAAGTTTGCTCAGGTCTCTGGTGGTGAAATCACGGCTGCTGTCGAGAGGATCTATGAAGGCGGCGACAAGTTCCCGAAGGTTCTATGTGCGCCCTACGAGATCGGCGACATCACCCTGACCGCCCATTACGATGATGATCTGACTGAATCAGACTCCGGAGCGGGTATCGCCCTCAAAATCAATCAACTTAGAACGCTTGTGGGTAGTTCGTATTACGACATCCGCATTCAAACTTACGATTGCGATATTAACGTCAAGAATCTTGACAGGCACTACGGCAACGCTCTATTGGTGGGACTTACCGAAGCCGAAGGTGATGCATCTTCAGGCGCCCCCGCCACTTTTGCGCTCACTTTCGCAGTGCAGGGTATTGCCGGAGGCGGCACAACCCCCGACTGAGTAAGTCCTCCCCTACACGGGGGGAATAGCGTGATACTGTACGCCTTATGAGCGACGCATTATATGACGAAGCATCTGAGGCTAAAACCTCAGACTCAAAATCCACCGCCAAGAAAACCAAGGAAGACTCTGCGGGGGTTATTGGGGGTGTTTTACCGATTGAAGAGACAGTTCTTGACCGCCTGAAGGCTGTTGTCTCTGCCAAAGTAGAACGCACCGTTGTTCTATTAGAGGTTCCTGATCGTCCGGGCGTTCATTTGAGAATCAGCCCAAACATCACACAAGCCCAAATGAAGGCTTGGCGTAAAAACGCAGGCGAAGAATCAAAGAATGGTCT